CAGGCATCCCGTTCCTTCGCCCGGTGGCACGGCCATGATGGGTGATGACACGAGACGCGTTGCTGAACTGCACATGGCAGGTCACAGCCACGCTGCGATACAACTAGCCACCGGCTTCGGGTATACCAAGGTCGTCAGGGCTGTTGTCATAGCACGCAAGGCGGGCATGGTCCCGCCACGCAAGAATAAATCAACACCGCGACAGCGGGTAAAATACCTGTTTGCCAACCGTAAGATTAAGTTGGGGTTTATGAGCGACATCCTGCTTGGGCTAACACCGGACCAGCTGGACTGGCTGGCGGTTGAGGCGGACAAAATCGGCTGCGCATCAGTGGCCGAATACATCACAGAAATGGTGCGCGACGCACATGCAGAGGGGGCCGCGAATGGCAATGACGCCGGAAGCTAAAGTTAAAAAGGTCGTGGTGCAGCAGCTTAAGGACATGGGTGCTTACTACTTCTACCCCGTGACTGGAGGCTATGGTGCCAGCGGCGTACCCGACATCGTGGGCTGTTATCGAGGAACGTTCTTCGGGATTGAGTGCAAGGCAGGCAAGAACAAGCCGACACCCTTGCAAGAAAAGAACCTTAAGCACATCGCCGAAACCGGCGGGGTGGCGTTAGTAGTCAATGAGGACAACATGAAACATGTTAGGGATACACTAACAAAGGCGGTGCCAGATGGCATCGAGTAAATCACAGAAGTATTTTGAAGTTGAGATGTGGTGCCACATGGCGTTGGTCATGGCCCCGAAGTGGTCACCCTATAAACTACTATGGAAATTTGGAATTTGGTATGCGCAGAGAAAACAACGTGGCCTATAACCTGACAGAAGAAAGAGTATGGGCATACCTGCTGAAGAACCGGCAGGCCACGGCGTACGACGTAGGAATTAATTGTGACGTTAGCGAGGAGTTTGCGGAGCAAACGATGGCCCGTATCTCGTCGCCCAACTGGAGCGAGGAGGTTAGTGTGCACACTAACAAAACACCGAGTGCGTTAGACAACCAAGTCGGTGGCGCGCATTATAAGGACATGGCTGTGCAGCCTTGGGAAGCTATGGAAGCATGGCTCACACCAGAAGAGTACCGCGGATACCACAAGGGTGTAGCGATCGCCTACCTCGCACGTGAGCGAAGCAAAGGCGGGATGCAGGACATACAGAAAGCTGTGCACCACCTGCAGCGGCTGATTGAGATGCAAGGAGAAGCAGATGACCGACCCAATACCGAAGCAAGTCCACCCGCTAATACGAGAAACGGTTAAGCAGCTGGATGACGGGTGGGAAGTAGTGAAGAAGCGCGATCACTACTTCCTCCACCACAACGGACGACGGGTTGTTTGCATAGGCAACAACTCGTCGAAGCCCAACGACTATCAAGCAAAGAAAACCCTGCACTCACTGCAGCGATATATGGGGAACACAAATGGACCTGATAACACTTGACTATAGGCATGTAGACTGTTTATGAGTAACTATGAGCAAGAAAAACACTCCCGAAAACTTTTGGTCCCGCGTACGACAGGGGGCCAGCATCGAGTGCTGGGAATGGCAAGGAGCTACTACCAGCAGCGGTTATGGTAACCTGTCGTGGCACGGGCACAATGTGCAAGCACATCGCGTGGCTTATGCCCTGACCTATGGTGGTATAGCTTTACAAATGGGGTTTAGGCACGAAGGAAAGGCAAAGCGCTACAGACGGTTTGTCCTGCACAAGTGCGACAACCGGCTGTGCTGCAACCCCAAACACCTATTTCTTGGCTCGATGCGCACCAACCTGCTCGACGCCTACACAAAGGGTCGCAAGGTGCAACCACGGAGCGGCCACGCAAACGCAAAGCTCTCCGCCACGCAGGTGGTGGATATACGCAAGGCATATGACGCCGGGGGGACTCGGCAGGTGGACCTAGCCGCAAAATACGGTGTCAGCCAACGCGTCATAAGCCTCCTTGTTCGTCGTGAAACCTATAAAGATATATCGGAGGACTAAAATGGACCTGATTACACTTGACATGGAGACTTATTATGACAAGGACTACTCCCTGTCGAAGATGACGACCGAAGGGTATATCCGCGACGAGCGGTTCGAAGTCGTTGGCGTCAGCGTTAAGGTAAACAACGGTGAGCCCGAATGGGCCAGCGGGACCATGGGGCAGATCAAGAAGTATCTGCAGCGGTTTGACTGGGCTAACAGCATGATGCTGGCGCACAACACCATGTTCGACGGTGCCATAGCGTCGTGGCACTTCGACGTTCACCCCAAGGCGCTAGCCGACACGATGCACATGGCGCGTGCACTGCACGGGGTCGAAGCCTCTGCATCCCTCAAGGCTGTGGCCGACCGCTATGGCGTAGGCGTCAAGGGCACCGAGGTAGTGCGGGCCATGGGCAAGCGACGTCTGGACTTCTTACCAGAAGAACTCAGCACCTACGGGGACTACTGCATCAACGATGTGGAGCTGACTTACAGCCTGTTTCAGATCATGGCCAAGAAGTTCCCGATGAAGGAGCTTCGCCTGATCGACCTGACCCTGCGCATGTTTACTGAGCCGACGCTAGAGCTAAACAAGTCACAGCTAGAAGCGCACCTCGTAGCGGTGCAGGAACGCAAGGAGAAGCTGCTCGTCGATGCAGGCATCGAGGACAAGAGCGACCTCATGTCGAACCCGAAGTTTGCGCTCATGCTGAACATGCTAGGCGTCGCTCCGCCCATGAAGGTAAGCCCCACGACGGGTAAGGAGACCTTCGCCTTTGCCAAGAATGACGAAGAGTTTAAGGCGCTTCTAGAGCACGATGACGATCGGGTGCAAGCACTCGTGTCTGCGCGGATGGGCACCAAGTCCACGCTAGAAGAGACAAGGACGCAGCGGTTCATCGGCATCGCCGAGCGCGGCAAGCTACCTGTCCCTGTGCGTTACTATGCTGCGCATACTGGGCGCTGGGGTGGCGACGATAAGATCAACCTGCAGAACCTGCCGAGCAGGGGGCCCAACGCCAAGTCGTTGAAGAAGGCGATCATCGCGCCCCAAGGGCATACGGTTATTGAGGCCGACTCCGCACAGATCGAGGCACGGGTGCTTGCATGGCTGGCTGGGCAGGAAGACCTTGTTAGTGCGTTCACTAACAGAGAAGACGTCTACAAGAAGATGGCGTCAACAATCTACGGTGTAGCGGTAGACGACGTGACCAAGGACCAGCGCTTTGTTGGTAAGACCACAATCCTCGGTGCGGGCTACGGCATGGGTGCGGTCAAGTTCCAAGCGCAGCTAAAGACGTTCGGGTTTGACATGCCCCTCGACGAAGCACGGCGGGTCATCAACATCTACCGCGACGCTAACTGGAACATCAGCAACCTGTGGAAAGAAGCGCAGGTCATGCTGCGTTACATGGCGCAGGGGGACAAGGTGACCTTCGGCAAATCTGGTGTGATCGGAGTGGACCCCGCCAATAAGGCACTCATTATGCCGAGCGGGTTGCCTATGTACTACAGCGGACTGTTCGCAGTCGAGGAAGAAAAAGGCCCGCAGTATTACTATAAGGTACGCAGGGGAGACAATAAAATCTACGGCGGCAAGGTGGTAGAGAACGTCTGCCAAGCCATAGCACGCTGTATCATTGGTGAGCAGATGTTACGTATTGCCAAGAGATACAAAGTAGTGTTGACTGTGCATGACTCTATCGTATGCTGCGTACCCGACGCCGAAACTGACGCGGCCAAGGCATACATCGAAGACTCAATGCGTTGGGTTCCGGACTGGGCCGCTGGCCTACCCGTGGACTGCGAAGCAGGAACAGCAAAAAGCTACGGAGAATGTGAATGAGCGCAGCGCCTTGGTCCTACAGTAAACTGAAGTCTTTCGAGACCTGCCCCAAGCAGTTCTACCATGTGAACGTCCTCAAGCAGTTCCCGTTCGCGGAGACCGAAGCAATCCGCTACGGCTCCGAGTTCCACAAAGCTGCCGAGGAGTTCATGCGGGACGACAAGCCGATCCCGCCGAAGTTCAGTTTTGTGACCAAGGTGCTCGACTCACTCAAAGCCCGCACAGGTGAGAAGTTGTGTGAGCGTAAGATGGGACTTACTGAAAACCTAACTCCGTGTGGGTTCTTTGATAAAGACGTTTGGTTCCGTGGTATCGCCGACCTCATCATCCTTGATGGCGACCTTGCATGGATCATTGACTACAAGACTGGGAAGTCCGCGCGGTACGCAGACAAGGGCCAGTTGGAGTTGATGGCACTGACAGTGTTCGCACACTTCCCGCAGGTTAAGCGCATCCGTGCAGGGTTGCTGTTTGTGGTAGCCAACGACCTTGTCAAAGCAAACTACACTGAGTTCAATAAGGAAGAGCTGTGGCGCAAGTGGCTAGCAAAACACGCTGCCATGAAGAAGGCTTTTGATGTAGATGTATGGAACCCGAGGCCGAGCGGCCTGTGCCGCAAACACTGCCCGGTTTTAGAGTGTCCACACAACGGAGCAAACTGATGCCATATACAAAGAAGCCCCGTCCGTACAAGAAAGAGTACGAACAGCAGAAGTCCCGCGGCGAGCATACTGATCGAATGGAGCGGCAACGCGCCCGCCGCGCCATGGACAAGACCGGCAAGGATGCCAACGGTAACGGTAAAGCCGATAAGCGTGAGGGTAAAGACATCGCGCATAAGAAGCCGCTCTCTAAAGGCGGCACGAACAAGGACGGGTACACCGTGCAAAGCCAGAGTAAAAACAGAGCTGCAGGCGGTGCACTGAGCAGCCCCAAAAAACGTTAGTGCCTCACTAACACTGGAGAGAACATGAAGATCATCAACGGCAAGGCGCTGCTGCTTAAGTTGCGCAATCCAAAACGTGTCACTGAAACGATCCCTAAGAGTAAGGCAACCGGACCGCACGAAGTAGCGGTAAGCTGGGGCGTCGACGAGGTGCAGACCCTTCGCAGTCTGGGGGTCAAGGCACCCTCACCGATCTCTGGGCGATACGACTGGCCGGGCCGGTACAAGCCGATGGACCACCAGAGGACAACCGCCGAGTTTCTCACGCTGCATAGGAAGTCCTTCTGCTTCAACGAGCAGGGCACTGGCAAGACCGCATCGGCTATCTGGGCTGCAGATTTCCTGATGAAGCAAGGCAAGGTACGTCGCGCACTGGTTATCTGCCCGCTGTCTATTATGGACTCCGCGTGGCGCGCTGACTTGTTCGAGGTGGCTATGCACCGGACGGTAAGCGTGGCCCATGGCGACGCCAAAAAGCGCAAACAGATCATCAACGCTGGCGCTGAGTTCGTCGTCATTAACTTCGATGGCGTCGAGATCGTCGAGGAAGAGATACGCAACGGCAAGTTCGACCTCATCATTGTTGACGAGGCGACGCACTACAAGAACTCACAGAGCAAGCGGTGGAAATGCCTAAACCGACTAATCACTGACGACACATGGCTCTGGATGATGACGGGTACACCAGCGGCGCAGTCGCCGCTCGATGCGTTTGGCTTAGCCAAGCTGGTCAACCCCAGCGCTGTCCCGCGGTACTTCGGGTCGTTCCGCGACCAAGTGATGATGAAGATCACGCAGTTCAAGTGGATGCAGAAGCCGGGTGCCACCGAGACTGTCTACAACGCACTGCAGCCAGCTATCCGGTTTACCAAGGACGAGTGCCTAGACTTGCCAGACATGACCTATGTGAAGCGGGTCGTTGAGTTAACACGCCAGCAGAAGAAGTACTACAACGAGCTGAAGAACAAGCTCGTCATGGAAGCGGCTGGCGAGGAAGTCACCGCGGTCAACGCAGCGATCGTGATGAACAAGCTACTGCAGATCAGCGCAGGGGCGGTCTACACCGACGACGGCTCGACGTTAGAGTTCGACATCAAGAACCGGTACAACGTACTGAAAGAAGTCATCGACGAAAGCAGCCAGAAGGTGCTGGTGTTTGTACCGTTCCGGCACACGATCGACATTCTTGTGGACAAGCTGCGCAAGGACGGGGTGACCACCGAGGTGATTCGCGGCGACGTGCCTGTAACGCGGCGGACCGAGATATTCAAACGCTTCCAAGAGACCCCTGACCCCAAGATATTGGTGATCCAGCCCCAGTCAGCAGCACATGGTGTGACTTTAACCGCAGCCAATACTGTCGTATGGTGGGGGCCAACATCCTCACTGGAGACCTATGCACAGGCTAACGCGCGGGTCCACCGGTCGGGACAAAAGCACCCATGTACTGTCGTGCAGCTGCAGGGCTCTGCTGTAGAAAAACACGTGTACGCGCTGCTTGATAACAGAATTGACGTACACACAAAAATTATCGACTTATACAAACAGATACTTGACTAGCGTAAGATTAGGTAGTATCTAAGACTTCTAGCTAAAGGAGAACACCATGAGCGATACCACTGTATCGGTCGAGAAGCTGACGCGCATCTATATAAAAATAAGAGACAAGCGCGCGGAACTGTCGGCCACATTCAAGCAAGAAGACGACCACCTCAAAGCACAGCAAGACAAGGTCAAGCGCGCGTTGCTGGACCACTGCAAAGAACACAACGTCGAGAGCGTTCGTACCTCGGAAGGTTTGTTCTACCGCAGTGTAAAGAAGCGCTACTGGACCAGTGACTGGGACTCCATGAACAAGTTTATTCTTACAAATGCAGTGCCAGAGTTCTTTGAGAAGCGTCTGAACCAGACTGTTGTTAAGCAGTTTCTGGACGAGAACCCCGACACTGTACCTCCGGGCCTTAACGTGGACTCGGAGTACGCAATCTCTGTGAGGAAAAAATGACGGAGACCCAAGACAAAAGCCCGTTCGTAACCATTGAGAGCCTCGCGCAGTATTTCTGCGTGTCGGTCTCTACCATCCGTGCGTGGGTGCGGCAGGGTCACATCCCTGAGAGTACCTACATCAAACTCGGCAACACATATCGCTTCAACCGTGCAGATGTGCAGACCGCTCTGATGGCAATGCAGAAGGAAGAAAGTGAAACACAAAGTACCACCGTCGCTGTTACCGGCGTCGAAGGTTCCGTACTGTCCATGGGTGAACCCATGGTTGATGAAGTGCAGCTCGAATTTGATTTCGATGCTGACGAAGACGCGTAAGGAGAACGCACATGAGTGACCTAGAACTCTTTAAGGGCAACAGCCTTGTGAACAGTGACCTGTTCAAGTTGCTGCTGCAGGCCAACGACAACCTTGCTGGCGGTGGCGGCTCGATGCGCCGTATCAGCTTCAAGGGCTCACGTTTCCGTGAGCTGGTTGGTGGCGAACAAGTCAGCGTGAACAGCAGCGGATCGCTGAACGTCGTCGTGCTCGACGCTGCCAAGGTGTCTCGCACCTACTATGCTGGCGTCTACGACCCTGAGAAAGTGGCTCCGCCTACATGCTGGTCCGCCGATACTGAGCGTCCTGCACCGGACGTGCCCGAGGATCAACGTCAAGCGTCACGTTGCGCAGACTGCGCAATGAACGTCCGCGGCTCCGGCCAAGGTGAAACACGTGCTTGCCGCTTCTCGCAGCGTATCGCTGTGGCGTTGGAGAACAGCTACGATAAGGTCTACCAAGTCCAGCTGTCGGCTACCTCGGTGTTCGGCGAAGCCAAGAACGGCAACATGCCGATGCAGGCATACGCCCGCTACCTCAAGGCCCATGGCGCACCGATCCAAGCAGTCGTCACTACCCTGCTCTTCGACGAGGATAGCGATGTACCCAAGCTGTTCTTTAAGGCAGCGCGCCCACTGGATGAGGGTGACCTCAAAGAAGTCCTCAAGCTGCGTGAGCACGAAGACGTCACACGTGCACTGACTATGACTGTGTCGAAAGTAGACGGCGTGAAAGCTTTGGAGAAGGCTGAGCCGAAAAAGGCTGAGCCCAAGAAGTCTAACAACGTCCTTGCAGATGAGGACGAAGGCGAAGCCGTAGAAGAGCCAAAGAAGGTGTCGAAAAAAGAGGAAGTAAAAGCCTCTGGCGATGACCTCGGTGATCTTGTCGAAGCATGGGACGACGACGAGTAATCACTTAACGGGCCGTGGCTACCTAGTGGTCACGGCCTCCTCTTCTGTGGGCATGAGCAATGGAAACAAAAAGATTTTTGCAGAGCGTGCTGGCCCGCGAAGGCTGGTACTGCGTCCTTGCAATACATGCGGAAACGAGCCGCCGTAAACAAAAGTTCTACGACTCGATAGATCAGCTCATGGACGCCAACACGGCGTTTGACCAGAACGGCTACAATTCTTACTATGCGGTCGGCACTTTCGGCACCGATGCTTCCCGAGAAGCTGACAACATAGCGCGCAAGCGCGCGTTCTACCTCGACCTCGACTGCGAAGCATATAACCCCAAGAAGTTTCCTGACCAAGCAACCGCACTGCAAGAGCTCCGCCGCTTCTGCAAAGTGATGCGGTTGCCTAAGCCGATTACGGTAGACTCGGGCCGAGGGATACACGTCTACTGGCCGCTCAATGAAGACGTGACGCTGGCCGAGTGGGTGCCTGTGGCTGAGCGCCTCAAGGCAAAGTGCAAGGAGCATGGCTTCAAGGCTGACCCCGCAGTAACGTCTGATGCAGCGCGTATCCTACGCATGCCGGGCACTCATAACCATAAGGACAACCCACATAAACGCGTTAGGGTTTTAGGTATGGACGCGGTAGCGCCTGTATCTTTCGATAAATTTTCAGAGCTTATGGGCAACGACCCGATACCAGTTCCAAAGAAGTTTACGCCGGTCAGCGGTAGCAACGCTGTGATGGACGCGCTCATGGGCAACCGCGAGCATTACTTTAAGGACATCATGCTGAAGACCGCGAAGGGTAAAGGCTGCATGCAGCTGGCCTATATCTACCGCAATCAAGAGACTATGTCGGAGCCGCTGTGGCGGGCAGGGCTGTCGATCGCCAAGCATTGTGCCGATGGGGATAGCGCAGCTACTAAGATTTCGCAGCGGCATCCTGAGTTCACGCCGGACGAGATGTTCAATAAGATGGACCGCATCAAGGGCCCATACCTCTGCACAACGTTCGACGAGTACAACGACGGCGTCTGCAGCGGGTGCCCGCTGTGGGGTAAGATCAAGTCGCCGGTTGTCCTTGGCTCACGAACCCGTGAGGCCACTGAAGCAGACAACGTGATTGAGGTCGCACCGAGCCCCAAAGCCGCGCCCGCTGCGCAGCCAGAGATTTATGTTATACCGACATACCCCAAGCCCTACTTCCGTGGGGCCAACGGGGGCATCTATGTCCGAGGCGAAGACGCTGACGGCGACACCATTGAGAAGTGCATATACCATAACGACCTATACATTGTGCGGCGGGTGACTGACGGCGACGCCGACGCGCTGGTGTTCCGGCTGCATCTACCAAAGGACGGGGTGCGTGAGTTCACCGTCCCGCAGATCGCTGTAACGTCTAAGGACGAATTTCGTAAAGCTATTGGGGCCAAGGGCGTCACCGCCTTCGGTAAAAATCTGGAGGAACTTATGGCCTACACTATCCGCTGGATCGAAGAGCTGCAGCAGCAAGGCGCAGCAGACATAGCGCGCGCACAGTTCGGCTGGGCTGATGATAACTGCGGCTCGTTTATCCTTGGCGACAGGGAGATATTCCCTGACAGAATAGACTTTAACCCTGCATCCATTAAGACCGCAGGCTTGTTCGACGCGCTTACCCCGCGCGGCACCCTCGACGGGTGGAGACAGAACGCAGAGTTCTTTAACAAGCCGGGCATGGAGCTCTATCAATTCGCACTGTGCGCCAGTTTCGGCAGCGCGCTGATGCACTCCTCGCCGATGAACGGCGGGCTCCTGCACATGTTTAGCAAGGACTCCGGCCTTGGGAAGACCACGGCTATGTTCATGGCACTATCTGTGTGGGGTCGCCCAATGGGTCTGCTGCTGAAAGAGCGGGACACCATGAACCACCGTATGAACCGTGCAGAGGTGTACAAGAACATCTTGTTCGCTACCGATGAGATCACTAACATGCGGCCCTTGGCTGCATCGGACATGACTTACGCGATTACCGAGGGCATGCAGCGGGGCCGCATGGAAGGCGGGGCGAACCAAGAGCGCACCCGTGGGTTTGAGTGGAAGTTTCTAGCCCTCTCGACCGGCAACATGAGCCTCGTGGAAAAGATCACATTGGCGAAAGCCGCGCCGAAAGCAGAGGCCCAGCGAGTGCTGGAAGCGCGCGTTGATAAGTTCTTCGACGGCAGTGGTGACAAGGCGATGACTGACGACTTCTCAAAGAACGTGCCGCTACACTACGGCCACGCTGGGGTGGTGTTTGTCCAGCACTACATGCAGAACATGGACGGCATAAACGCACTGGAAGAGAAGGTGCGTGAGCGCGTCGACATTAAGTGTAACTTGGGTTCGTCGAATCGCTTCTGGTCGGAGTACATCACTAAGACCATGACCGCTGCCATCATTGCCAAGAAGCTCGGGCTTGTGAACTACGATACAGCAGCGATGTTCAAGTTTGCGATTGAGCTGGTGCGCTATAACCAAGGCGTTACCGAAGACATGACAACATCTTCTAGCCAGATTTTGGCGGACTTCTTTGCCGAGCATAACGGCAACCTACTCATCATAAAGCGCAACGGCGACGTCAACGGCATAGACGCCCTGATTATGCCAGAGGCAAACCCGCGTACGAAGCTGGTCGCGCGGTACGAGTCCGACACCAAGAAAGCCTTTATCCTGCTGAAACCGTTTAAGACATGGTGCCTTGAGCAGCAGATCGACTACTCGTCGTGCATCCTCGACCTCGTGAAAAACAAGGGCGCTACGAAGCGTAAGATGCGGATCACCAAAGGCACCAACCTGCGCCTACCGCCGGTGGATGTAATCGAGGTCGATTTTGAGTTGGATGTAGAGGATGCCGATGGTTCAGATACCTAGACTGGACGACCTGCATCCCGATGGTGTTCGGATCATCATCCCTTGGGACGGTATGAAGGTGGGCATGTCAGTGTTCGTACCCTGCGTTAACACCGCGCTCGCAGAGAAGCAGCTTAGCAAAATTGCTGCGCGGCGTAAGATTTCTATGCAGGTGCAGGAGCGTATCGAGGACGGTCGATTTGGGCTACGCGTGTGGCGTACGTTGTGATACAGTGAAGTTGCTCATGGAGAAGCCGCTAGGTTTCTGTATGTTCTCCTCCTCCCTGACTAGCCCCCCACCTCACCGTGGGGGGCTTTTTTAATCAAAGAGTTGGAACCCTTGGTTCCACTCGTCACGGCTCTCATCCAACGCACGGCGCATGTTCGGGCTGATCGAGATGCCGTTATACATCGTAGC